TTCAACTTTGCTGATGACGGCGAGTGCCGCAAGATCGGCTATGCCGGCTCGCGTCGGTACGTCCGGCTGACCGTCACGCCGGCAACCAACACCGGCAATGCCCCGATCGCTGCCGTTGCAATTCTGGGCCTGCCGAGGATCGCGGCGACCGCAAACCCGCCGCAGTGATGAGACCAGGCGGGGTTGCCCTGCAGCCCCGCCTGCTTTGACCGACGATCAAGCCCGATGCAGACCGTCATAACCATAGCCGCGACCGAGGCAGAATGATGAAACCACTTGCGCCCGTGCTTGTGACGCCGCCTGCGGTGCTGCCTGTGAGCTTGCAGGAGGTAAAAGCCCAGGCGCGGGTCGACGGGGCTGACGAGGACGGCCTTATTCTCGACCACATCCGGGCTGCAGTGGCGCATCTGGACGGCTGGTCAGGCATTCTTGGCCGGTGCCTTGTGACACAAGTCTGGGATCAGTCGCTGGACGGTTTCCCTGCGGACGGGACCATCCGCTTGCCCTTTCCGGACGTGACTGCGGCCGTCATCACGTATCGCGACCCCGCCGGTCAGGTGCAGACCCTGACGACAGGATGGGTTCTGGCGGCAGATGACGCGGGGTCGTTTGTCAGCTTGAGTGAAGGCGCGTCCTGGCCGGCGACGGCTGTGAGGCCGGATGCGGTGACGGTGCGCATGACCGCCGGATATGGGACGGCTGCGGCGGTACCTGCCGCGCTGAAACTTGCCATCCGGGTCAAGGCGGCGGCGATGTATCAGCAGCGCGAAGGTGAGGGCGCCGAGTCGCCCATGTTCGATGCGCTGTTTGCGCCATACCGGCGGGTCCTTCTGTGATGCAAGCGGGACAGATGGACCGGCGGGTGCGGTTTGAGCGGGCGACGTTGACCGATGACGGGGTTGCCATGACTGAAGTCTGGGCTCCGCATGGCGCTCCAATCTGGGCTGCGAAGGCCGAAATCAGCGACGGCGAGCGGTGGCGCGCCGGCGAAGTGGCGGCGCATGTGACAACCCGGTTCCGCGTCAGATGGTCGGCGTTTGCGGCCGGCATCACCGCCAAGGACAGACTTGTCTGCGAAGGCCGGACGTTCGACATCACCGGGGTCAAGGAAATCGGCCGGCGAGAGGGTCTGGAATTCACCGCAGCGGCGAGGGCTGACTGATGGCTGATGTGAAGTTCGGCTTAACGGTTGACGGGCTAAGCGAGTTCAACGCTGCTCTGGAAGATCTGGGTAAGAGGATCGGAAAAGCCGTTCTCGAGCGATCGATGCGCAAGGCTGCCGATCCGATGCTGCAGGCAGCAAAGGATATGGCCCCAAAGCGGAAAGGCAATCTGCGAGACAGCCTGAAAATTGCCAAGGTAACGCTGTTCGACCCCGGCAAAGCTGCCTATGCGGCGACAATCCAGGCGACAGGAGACCAGGCAGCTGCGCGCGCGGCCCTTCGCGAAGCCTACAGGGAGCAGGGCGGAGCGGTGGTCGACTTGGCGCTTGGCCCTGATCTGAATGCCAAAGGGCAATTCGCGCATCTGGTCGAGTTCGGGACGGGTCCGCGTCATCATGAGAATGGCCGCTTTGTCGGTGAAATGCCGGCCAAACCGTTTCTGCGCCCGGCTTTCGACGCCGAAGGTGGAAACACGCTTGAGCGGCTTAAGCCGATCCTGAGTGCAGAAATCGAAAAAGCGGTCAAGCGGCGCGCGGCGAGGGCGGCGCGGGCGGCGCGGGCCGCGTCATGAAGGCAGCCTTTCGCGCGCTTCTGATGCAAGCTACGGCCGTTGCGGCTTTGGCCGGCACGCGGATCAACTGGGGTGCGCATCCGCAGGGGCTGCCATTGCCCGGGATCGTGCTGACGATGGTGAGCGATTTTGAGCCTCTGACGCTGGAGGGCCGCAGTGGCCTGCAACAGGGGCGCGTGCAGGTCGATTGCTATGCCATCGGATATCTGGCCGCGCACGACCTGTCGGTTGCGGTTCGCGCGGTCCTGCACGGTTACAAGGGCGGTCAGTTCAGATTGATCGAGCACGCTGCCACGCGGGATGATCGCGAGGGCGGAAACGATGAAGCCGAGCGGCCATTCCGCATCGGCATGGATTTCATCACTCACTGGAGGACAACATGAGCGCTGACATCGGATATACGTCCGAATTCGCCATCGAGGGCGCAACGCCCGGAACCTATGTGAAGGTTGCGCAGGTCGTCGCTATCACGCCGCCCGGGATGACACGAGATTCGGTCGAGATTACGCACCTCGAAAGTGCCAACGGGTACAAGGAATACATCGCCGGCCTTAAGGACGGCGGAGAAGCGTCGATCACGTTCAACTTCGTCGCTTCGGCCACGGACACGATGGTGACCGCGTTCGAGGCTGACACTGGCAAGTACCAGATCAAGTTTCCCAACGGCGTGCGGATGCAGTTCAGCGGGTTCTTCACGGCCTACAATCCGCCCGAGCTGGCGCCTGGCAACGTGATGCAGGCGACGGCGACAATGAAGGTGACCGGCAAGGCCACGTTGCTGGCGGCTTCGTGATGGCGAACGCGTTTCTTGGCGAGGCAACTGCCAGGGTTGATGGCAAGGTCTATACCCTCCGGCTTGATTTCAACGCCATGTGCGATTTCGAAGAGAGGACCGGTCGGGACGCAATCGGCGTTCTGGCCGATTTCGAATTCGGCGGGAAGACAAGGATCAGCGATCTGCGCGCGCTGGTTCATGCCATGCTACTGCGGCATCATCCCGATGCCACGTTGGCGCTGGCGGGCGATATCCTGTCGCAGGATTCGACGGCACTGATGGAGGCAGTGAAAGCTGCAACGCCAAAGGTGCCGGAGGGCCCCGCGGGAAACTGAAACGGGCGGGGGCAGAGCGCGCCCGCCTGGATTATCTCCTTCTGCTCGAAAACTACGTCGCGGCAGGATTTGACCCTACGCAATTCTGGCATCTGTCGCCGCGGCTGTTTCAGGTCCACATGGCAGGTGCGGCGGTCGGCCGCCACAACATGGCGATGCAGCAAGCCTATGCCACGGCGGCCCTGATGCGGTCTAAGCGCCTGCCGGACCCGGACCGGTTGATGCGCCGGCGTCTGCCGGAGCCGCGTACACAGTCTCGCGAGATGCTGCAAGCGATGTGCGATGCCCTTGCCGCGGCCTGGGGCGCCAAGAAGGAATGACGGATGGCTGGAACGATCATCGGCGCCCTGCGCGTCACGCTGGGGCTTGACAGCACTCAATTTTCGCGTGGCGTGCAGAAGGCGGAAACAGCATCGCAGCGGCTGTCGCGGTCGATGCAGACCGCTGGCTATGCCTTGTCCGCCATTGGCGTCGGTGTCGGGCTTGCCATGCGCGGCCGGGTGCAGGAAATCGATGCCCTGGCCAACAGTGCAACCCAGATCGGGGTGCCGGTCGAGGCATTGAGCCAGTTGGCCTATGCCGCCGAACAGGCTGACGTGACGATCGAGGCGCTTGAGAAGGCGCTTGCGCAGATGTCGCGCAGGATGATCGACAATGCGGGAGCCTTTGAAAAAGTCGGCGTCGCCGTAACCGATGCGAGCGGCCAGATTCGCCCGGTCCTTGATGTGTTCATGGACGTGGCCGATGCGATTGCCGCGATGCCAGAGGGCGCCGAAAGAACCGCGGCTGCCATGGACCTGATGGGCCGGTCCGGCGGCGACATGGTGCCGCTGATCAATGACGGCGCGCAGGCGATCCGCGACCTGATGCAAGAGGCCGACGATCTGGGCCTGACGATTTCGGAAGAAACGGCCGCGGCGATTCAGGCCTTTGATGACAACATGAAAAAGCTGAAAGGTTCGTTGAGCGGCCTGACCAACCAGATCGTCGGAAGACTTGCTCCGGCGCTCGAAGACATCTCTGGATACATTGCCGGTCTGGCAGAAAAATTCGGACAATTGACACCTGAAATGCAGACCTTCGTGTCTGTCCTGGCCGGTCTTCTGGTCGTTGTCGGGCCTATTCTGATCGGGCTTGGCCTGCTTGTGACAGCCATCGGGGCGATATCAGCGCCTGTTCTTGCCGTGATCGCAGGTATCGGCCTGTTGACTGCTGCATTATGGGCGTTCTGGCCGACGCTGGTCAGTGCGAAGGATGCGATCGTCGCGTTTGTCACCGAGGGTTTGGACCGTGCTCGCGAGGCCATTCACAACATGGCAACAGCCATGAGGGACGGCGCTCTGCAGGCGGTCGCCTGGGTCAAGCAAGGTTTTGAAGAACTGATGGAGTTCTTCCGGTCGCTGCCGGAGCAGTTCATGGAATTCGGGCGCAACATCATTACCGGGTTGTGGGACGGCCTGAAGGAAAAATGGGACGCGATGAGCAACTGGTTTTCCGGCAAGGTCGACGAGCTTCTGAACATACTGCCCTGGCGCGCTGAAATTCAGTCGCCGTCGCGCGTGATGCACCGGCAGGGCGCCTATCTGGTCGAAGGTCTGGACAATGGCATCCGGTCCGGCATGCAGGCGCCGATCGACAGCATGCGAGAGCTGGCCGAGACACTGATGAGCACGATGGATGAGCAGGACATCCATCGTGGGACCATGCGGCTGGCCGATCTGTTCGAAGCGATCATCGACGGTTCGATGGATGCCAGAGAAGCGCTTGGTCAATTGCTGCAGGAGCTGGCAAAGGTGCAGCTGCAGAAAGCACTTCTGGGGCTTGCAGGCGGCGGCGGCGTTTTCGGCCAGTTAGCCGGTGCACTTGGCGAGGCGCTGACCGCGCCGTCCTTTGCGGGCGGCGGGTATACGGGGCGCGCGGCCCGCGTTGGCGGTCTGGACGGGCAAGGCGGGTTCCTGGCGATCATGCATCCGCGCGAGACGGTGATCGATCATGCCGATGGGCTGCCGGCCGGAGGTCATGTGGAAGTGGTCGTGCGGGTCGAGGGTGGCAACATCGTCGCCGAAATCGAGCGCGTCAGCGGCGGCGTCACCGCCCGTGCCGTGGCCGCCTATGACCGCAATCTGTCGCAGAGGGTGCGGCAGATCAACGGCGACAGACGAGCTGTCTGATGGCGCTGTCATTTCCGCTGAACCGGGCTGCATTCTTCGACCTGATGCCGCGCCGGAGTGCCTCGATGCATCTTGGCGAGGCGCTGATCGTAAACCAGACCGGAGGGGGCGAAGTCATAGAGTCGGCGTATGGAAGCCGGCTATGGCAGGGCAGCATTACGACGCAGGGCAGGGTCAGCGGAGATCTGGACGAAGTCACGGCGCGGATCGAATTGCTTCTTATGGGTGGCGGGTCATTCCTGATGCCGCATCCGGTACGGATCGGCCCGGCCGCTGACCCGGCGGGCACGATCCTTGGGGCGGCGACACCTTCGATCACGGCAGTGAACGCGAACAACCGAGACATCACAATCAGCGGTTTGCCAGCGGGCTATGTCCTGCGGCGGGGTGATCTGATTTCGTGGACCTACCTTTCCGGCCCGACGAGATATGCGCTGCATCGTGTGGTGACCCAGGCGACGGCAAACGGTTCTGGTGTGCTGACCACGGAAATCATGCCGCCGGTGCGGCCGGGTCATGCGACGCCCCAGGCCGTGACGCTTGTCAATGCGGTCTGCAAGGCCAAGATCGTGCATGGCAGCTATCAGGCCCCGGAGGCTGAGCCTGGTGCAGTCGCAACGCTTGGATTTTCGTGGGTCCAGACCCTGCGATGAGCTGGTCGGTCAACGCGCAGAACCATCTGCTGGCGCGCGGAGCGGTGAGCCCGCGCTGGCTGTTGTGGGTCAACGCCAAGGCGCCCGGCAC